ATTAAACAACCGATAAATTCGGTAATAGAGATTAAACTACATGACTATAAAGCTCGTGACATTCAAAACGAATCATACGATTCTCGCAGAAGTGGACTGTACCAAAAATGATGAATTGGTTCTGAAAGAACCTGTTCAAGTTATCATGCAACCAACTAAAGAAGGTCCCATGATGGCATTTGCACCATTCTTAGAATACTGTGAAGAATTCAATACTGGTATTAAAATCACCATGGACAATGTTCTTTGCATTACAACTCCATCCAGAGAATTAGTAAACCAATACAATAAAGTATTTGGTAGTGGTATTCAAATTGCCTCTGTAATTCCTAATGTATGATATAATTATTGAATGAGTAAATACTACACCAATGTTGCCGTTCAGGGCAACAATATTCTTTTTAGAGGTGTCAAGAACGGTAGGCGAGTAAAGTTAAAAATACAATACTCGCCTACTTTGTTTTTGCCATCTAAGAAACCATCAGAATGGAAAACTCTATTCGGAGAAAACCTTGAGCCTATTAAGTTAGGTGATATTCGTGATGCAAAAGATTTTGTCAATCGATATGATGGTGTTGAGAATTTTAAAATCTATGGTAATGACCGATATGAATATTCTTTTATTGCAGATGAATTCAAAGGTCTAATTGATTGGGACATTCAACACATCAACATTGCTATCATCGATATCGAGGTTGGTTCAGAGAATGGTTTCCCAGACCCATATAAAGCAACTGAACCTATTACTGCCATCGCATGGAAAACATTGAATGGCGGTACTAAAGTTTATGGTTGCGGTGATTACATTGTGCAAGGTGAAGAAGAATACATCAAGTGCGATAGTGAATATGACCTGTGTAAGAAATTTCTACTAGACTGGCAAAATAATTGTCCAGATGTTATCTCTGGTTGGAACACCGACTTCTTTGATATTCCTTACCTTGTAAACCGATTCAGAACTGTTCTCGGTGCCGATGAGGCGAAAAAACTTTCTCCATGGAACTATATGTGGGAAAGAAAAGTGACCATCAATGGTCGTGAATTAATTCAATACAACATTGGCGGTGTCGCCTCGTTAGACTACATTGAATTGTATAAATGGTATGCGCCGGGTGGCAAATCCCAAGAATCTTATAAACTGGAAAATATCGCCAATGTAGAACTTGGTGAGAGTAAATTATCTTATGACGAATATGACAACCTACATCAACTGTATAGACTTAACTATCAGAAATTTATTGAATACAACATCAAAGATGTGGAACTTATCGTCAAACTCGAAGATAAGTTAAAACTAATTGAATTGGCATTAACTCTTGCATATGATACGAAATGTAATTATGAAGATGTATTTGCACAAACTCGTATGTGGGATGCTCTAATCTATTCACACTTGTTGGATAAAAAGATTATTGTACCACCAAAAGAGTTCAAACAGAAAAATGCTGCCTTTGAAGGCGCATTTGTTAAAGACCCACAAGTAGGTATGCACAAGTATGTGGCATCATTTGACTTAAACAGTCTTTACCCCCATTTGTTAATTCAATACAATATTTCACCAGAAACATTAATTGAACCTTCTAATCATAGTGCAGAAATGCGAAGTGTTTTGGATCAAGGTGTGAATGTGGAAAAATTGCTAAATAAACAAATCGACACATCGAAGTTGAGTGGTGTGGCGTTGACACCGAATGGTCAATTCTTTCGAACTGACATACAAGGATTCCTTCCTAAAATGATGGAAGATATGTATGAAGATAGAAAGAAGTTTAAGAAGATGATGTTGAAAGCAAAGCAAGACTATGAAAATGAGACTGACCCTGATAAGAAAGTTGAAATTGATAAACTTGTAGCACGATACAATAACCTACAACTCGCTAAGAAAGTTTCTCTAAACTCTGCTTATGGTGCGTTAGGTTCGCAATACTTCCGTTTTTATGACTTACGCCAAGCACTTGCAGTTACGCTTGCGGGTCAATTGTCTATTCGTTGGATTGAAGGTAAACTCAATTTATACCTGAATAAACTATTAAAAACAGAAAGCGTAGATTATGTTATCGCCTCGGACACAGATTCGATATACCTCCGTCTTGGTGACCTTATTGATAAGGTCTATAAAGAAAAGACAGATGTTAATCAAATCATCTCCTTCATGGACAAGGTCTGTGAAGATAAATTACAACCTCACATTGACAAAAGTTACGAAGAACTTGCTTCGTATGTCCATGCGTATGCCCAAAAAATGCAAATGAAGCGTGAAGCTTTGTGTGACAAAGGTATTTGGACTGCAAAGAAACGATATATTCTCAATGTGTATAACAATGAGGGTGTTCAATATAATGAACCGCAGATGAAAGTGATGGGACTAGAAATGGTCAAGTCATCTACGCCTGCAATCATCCGTGAAAAGATGAAACAAACAATTAAACTGATTGTGAATTCAACTGAACAAGAAGTGCAAGACTTCATTGCACAATTCAAAGAAGAATTTAAATCTTTACCACCAGAAGAAGTTGCATTTCCCCGTGGCATCAATGGTCTAAAAGAATATTCTGATTCGGTTATGTTATACAAGAAAGGCACACCAATTCATGTTCGTGGTGCAATTCTTTATAATCACATGATGAAAGAGAAACAACTCACAAAGTCTTACCCACTTATCCAAGAAGGTGAGAAGTTGAAGTTTACATATCTTAAAACACCAAACCCGTTGAAAGAAGATGTGATTTCTTTCCCTGTTCGTTTACCAAAAGAGTTTGAGTTACACCAATATGTCAATTACGACTTGCAGTTTGATAAGGCCTTTATTGAACCTATTCGTGTTATTCTAAATTGTATCAATTGGAAAACTGAGAAACAATCTTCACTAGAGGACTTCTTTGGATGAAAAATATTAGAGTCATTAAAACAGGTATAAATGTTTCAAAGATTCTAAAACAATTGGAACAATTTCCTGATGATTGGGGTAATCAAAAGAAAATCAAAGATAGAGAAATTGGCCAACTTGATGCAGAAAAGTATATTGTTACTGCCGATGTATTACAAATTGTAATGGGTGGTATTGAAAACTTGGAACAGAAAGTAGGTGATACTGAAATTTGTGTTCCAACTCCTGCATATGAAAGACATACAGAGATTGTCCGTTTTCTTAAACGAAATTTTCACGACTTTAAGCGATGTGGTTTCTTATCACTACCAGTAGATGGCATTGTTGGTAAACATATTGACGAAGGCACATACTATCTAACAAAAGATAGATATCACCTTTCGATACAAGGTCGTTACGAATATAGTGTTGGTGATGAATCTGTTATTGTAGAACCAGGAACTCTATTGTGGTTCAACAATAAATTATTACATGGTACTAAAAATGTAGGTGATTGTACCAGAATTACTTTTGTATTTGATGTTCCACATTCAAAAAGGAATCCATGACACAAGTTTTACTACCTTTTCTAACTGCGATTGCATTATCAATCATAGCGGCATTTTATTCCGTTATCGGTTTAGCACAAATATTCCCAGGTTCATTCTGGCCTATTATTCTAATGGGTGGTGTATTAGAGTTGGCGAAAGTAGTAACAGTATCATGGTTGTATGATAATTGGAATGTTACTGTAAGAGCAATGCGTTATTATTTCTGCATTGCCATCTTCCTATTAATGTCGATTACTTCTATGGGTATCTTTGGATACCTTTCTAAAGCACACCTCGATTCAAATATCGTTATCGGTGCAAATAGTGTTCAAATAAAAACATTAGAGACACAAGAGAAGATTGCAAAAGAACGATTGTCATACCTTCTACAAAGAGCAGGTGACCCTGCTACTGCAACAAAAAAGATTGATAATCAGATACAAGAAACACAGGCAGAATTAAAAAGACTTGCTAATGAAAAACTTCCTCTACTAAGTGAAGAAAATAAGTTAGCGGCAGAAATTGGGCCAATCAAGTATATCGCCGAGGCTTTCTACTCAAAAGATGACCCAAGTTTCATAGATAAAGCAGTAAGAACGGTTATTTTTATTATCATCGTGGTGTTTGACCCACTTGCCATATTGTTACTGATTGCCTCACAACAAACACTCCGTAAATACAGAGAACCCGAACCCGCATTGCCAATTAAGAAGGCAAAGAAACCAAAAAAGGTTGACAACGCTGGCAGTCCTAGTTTAGAATCCTTCTTTAAGGATGATAACTTAGAACACATACCGAAAGACCAAATTGCAAAAATGGATGGAGATTTAAAATGAGTTTACTTGATAAATTAAAAAAGAATTCAACGATTAAAGATAGTGCAATACTATCCAAATCAAAGTTCTTTACCGAAAAAGATATGGTGCCAACTGATGTGCCAATGATTAATGTTGCACTAAGTGGCAAACTAGATGGTGGTATTATTCCAGGTCTTACGATGTGGGCAGGACCATCGAAACACTTTAAGACTGCCTTTAGTTTGTTAATGGCAAAGGCCTACATGGACAAATACCCTGAAGCGGTGTTATTGTTCTATGATTCAGAATTTGGAACACCCGTCAAATACTTTGAAACCTTTCAGATTGACATGGACAGAGTTCTACACACACCTTTGACTGACATTGAGCAGTTGAAGTTCGATATAATGCAACAGCTTCAAGAAGTGAATCGTGGCGATAAACTCGTCATTATATTAGACTCTATTGGCAATCTAGCATCTAAGAAAGAAGTAGAAGATGCACTTGAAGGTAAATCTGTTGCAGATATGAGCCGTGCTAAACAAGTTAAATCATTGTTTAGAATGGTAACACCACACTTGAATATCAAAGACATTCCAATGATTGTTGTGAATCACACTTATATGGAAATTGGAATGTTCCCTAAAGCAATTGTTGGTGGTGGTACAGGTTCATACTACTCTGCTGACAACATCTACATTCTAGGTCGTCAACAAGAAAAAGAAGGCACAGAGATTGTAGGATACAATTTTATTATTAATGTGGAGAAATCTCGTTATGTTAAAGAGAAATCTAAAATTCCCATTTCGGTCTCCTTCG